CTTTCATCACTACAAGGAAGAGACTAAAGTTACTGATACATATCAATATGTTATCAGTGAACTTGTCGCTCATAGAGTGAAACAAAAGTTGACTCAAAAAAATTTAGCTCACAAGATTGGTTGCGCTGAATCTTTAGTACATAAATGGGAGCAGCACAAACGAGTGCCATCTGGTTTCTTGTTTACATGCTGGTTAGATGCTCTTGGCCTCACGATCAAAGTCCACAAAAAAAAGAATATATGATACGACAGGCAAGTCTTACCCTTGTGATGCTTGCGATACATCTACTCCTTGGTTTGTCTGCATTCTAGCTACAGAGAAACCGCCAACCTACTACACCATATGTGTAGATTGTTACGAGGCAGACACATGGCAAGCAAGAGTCGCGCAAAAGGAGACTATCACGAAAGAGTCTTCGTCAAATGGCTACAAAAAATTGGCTTCAAAGCGAAGAGGCAACCACTCAGCGGAGCGTTGGGAGGCGAGTATAGCGGAGACATCATCTGGGAAGTCGGACAAAACCCCTTGGTGGTTGAAGTAAAGTACCGCGACAAGTCTAACTTTCCAAACCCATTCACTGTAGTTAGAGATGTGCTGTTCTACAAGCGCAGGGAAGGCAAACCTAAAACACTAATCATCTTTGATGGTGATGTCTTTGAAGAAAAGATAGCACCATTATTGAAGGAGAACTACGATGGCATTCCTACTAATGGCGAGGGCAATCAAGTCAGAGATACCTGACTGCTATGCAAAATGGCTAATGGTTGTGCTTGCAGATCATGCAGATGAAGACAAGCACCTATGCTGGCCTAGTCTAAGCCGACTATCACAACGTACTGCTATGTCTGTAGCTACAGTAACGCGCAAGCTGCACTGGCTGGAAGATCACGGCTACTTAACTAGAGATCGTGGACACACAGGCAAGTCAACACGATACATAATATTCCCAAAAAATATTGCACACTGCAACACCCCTATTGCAGAGAGCAACACCCCTGTTGCAGACAGCAACACTAACCTATCAATAACCAATAAAGAAACAAAGAACACAAAGGGTCAGGTTCCAGATGGCTGGTTTCCAAGCGATGACCTTTGCAAATCCATAGATGCTAAACACAAGGAGGCTATAGATCATGTCGCTCAAGCAGATAAGTTCGTTAACTACCATCAAGCAACAGGCAAAAAATTTGCGTCCTTCGACAGAGCCTACAGATACTGGTGTTCAAATCATATTGAGTGGCGATCAAATACAGGCAGGTCTGGATCGAATGCTACAGGTAAACAATCCAGCCAGAGTCGACAGTCTGCTTCTCACTTCGCTAGAATGCACAACAGGCTGCAAGGTGGTAGAGATTAGTCGCAGTAGCTTCAAGGATGATGGAGTAGATATTATTGTCAGCGGCTACAGAATAGAATCAACATCGGTTGATGACGTAAACAAATGTATAGCTACAGTTATGCAAGCTATGGTTCCCATGCCTAAAGAAATGTTAGTCGATGACCTCACGCTGCTGGCTGCGCTGGTGGTGAAGCCAGCAGGTGAGTCATCAGACGATCATGCAATGCGAATACAAGCTATAGCTAATGAACTGTCAGTCTATCCAGCAGATATAGTTAAGTATGCAATCAAGCAGGTGTCCGAGACTACGACTTTCTGGCCTTCATACTCAGAGTTTCACAAGCATATCAAGTGGAGACTTAGACGTAGAGAGTTAATGCTCTCATCACTACAACAAAAGAAGCTTGATCTAACTGCATAGTTGCAGTATAATAAATCAAAAGGAGAACTACTATGAACAGACTAGGATTTCTAGGCGGCTCAGATATGAATCGCATTATGCGAGGCGATTGGATTGCCTTGTGGGAAGAGAAGACAGGCAAGTCAGAGCCTGATGATCTCTCAGATAATTTAGCAGTACAGCTAGGCTCAGAGACTGAACACTTTAACAAGCGTTGGTTTGATAAACAGATGTTTACTGACACTGAAACAGTACAGCATGTTATGCACAAAGGCGAAGGTCATGGCCTTACAGCAGAGATGAACTGGGAAGGTGTGCCTCTCAAGGGGCAAGTCGATGGTCATATTATGATGGACAGAAAATTTACTGACGAGATCATTGAGTGCAAACATACATACGAAACAAACAATATGGAAAATTGTTTAAGTATGTACATGCCACAGATGCAGTTCTACATGTGGCTACACCAAGCCAAGGGCTGCTATCTATCTGTTATCTTTGGCAACCGCAAGTGGGCTGCTGTATATGTACAGAAAGATTGGGATTACATCAACAAGATGAAGGTACACATCACCGAGTTCTGGAGGCATGTCACTGAGGACACCCGCCCTTTCGGTGATAACGAAGTGCCACCTGTATCTATAGATAAGATCAAGGTCGATGGCTTAGTCAAACGAGATGCATCAGCCGACAACGAATTTATCAGCCGATGCCATGACTACATCGAACAAGAGAAATCAGCAAAGCTATTTGAGTCAGCCAAGTCTGACCTCAAGGCTATGGTTGGTGACGATGAGCGAGAAGTATACTGTGATCTTCTAGCCATCAAACGCGATAAGCGCGGATCATTACGCATCACAGTCAAGGAGAACTAAAATGGAACTAAAGAACATAACCAAAGCACTCATCCAGTTTCACAACACTGGAGCAGCAGCTAAGAAGACTGCAAAAAATCCATTCTTCAAATCAAACTATGCCAGTCTTGAAGAAGTTATTGAGACTGTTAGGGCAGAAGCTGGCAAGTGTGGGCTTACATTTACGCAGCTTGTTGACTTTGATGAGCATTACATCTTTGTAACTACAGTTGTCATGCATGAGTCAGGAGAGTCAATGACTGGACGTACACCTGTATTAGTCAAAGACCCTACTGATCCACAGAAGATGGGCAGCGGTATCACATATGCTAAACGCTATGGCTTACAATCTGCATTCGGACTGCCATCAGAAGATGATGACGGTAACTCAGCTAGCATGCCCAACCCCAAGGTAACAAAGGTCAAGAGCGTTAAGCTTGATGACGATGGTAGATTGCCACCAGAGGAGAAGTGGTAATGTTTTCTTCAAAGTTTGTTTTGCATTTAGAAGAAATAAAAATAAGGCTCACTAACCTTGAGCATAAGGTAGAAAAAATATTATGGCTCTTAGAAGAGCGTACAAAAAAGGAGAACAGCAATGACTGAGTATGATAACACTAACCGTGGCGCAGCCTTCAAGCCATTCCCAGAGCAGCAGTTTATTCTGCAAGGTAAACTCAACATCATGGGCGAGGATGGTCAGGTCGCACTCATCATGGCTGAGTCACGAGATGGCAACAAGCGCATCGAAGTATTCCAAAAGGTTGGCGTTCTGTTTCCCAACGACAAGAAGGGTAACGAGAAAGCACCAGACTATAGCGGTCCACTAGACGGACTGCATCAAGACTGGAAGATTGCAGCTTGGAAAGAAATGAAAGGCGACAACGCATACATGTCGCTGAATGTTTCAGAGTACAAGCCAAAGCCAGCAGACGATCACATTCCTGAGTTCGGTGACAACATCAAAGATGAGAATGTCACTAGCGCAATCAAGCCAGAAGATGTACCATTTTAAAGCAGGTTGATTAGTTCTCCGCCTGCTAGTGGGTCAGCCGTTTCCCAAATTACGGCTGGCCCATTTTAAGTTAGCAAGCCTTTACGATAGCCATTCTCTTTATCATAGGTAAGAACTTCTTTACGATTGCCCTCTGCCTTATAGCTACAGTGTACCCATCCAGTATTGCCACCAGTATAACACTCAAGAATAAGCTGATCGAAATCTAGGTTGTTAATAATCCAAGTACACAACTCAAGATTAGATATAGATGGCACCTCAAAGTCAGCAGCTTCGCCCTTTGCATGCTGACTGGAGACAGAACTACCTATCGCAACACAAAGCTCGGCACTGCGATAGCCACTGCTGGGCGTAAACGGTATGCTGAAGTGGCTTCGCACTGGCTCTAGTACATTCTCACACAAAAGAATCAACGCCTCTGTATGAGCTTCTGAGGGCGTGTTAGGAAGGTTACGCCGCAAAGCTGTCTGGCTCTTGGTCATTTCTTCCAAGCTAAAATGTTCTGATAGTTTCATTTCTTAATACCTTTCAAGCTACGCAATCCAAAGCTTGCAGCTATTGAAGCATAAACTGCGTACTGAAACCAGTCAGGTGTACCATCCAAAGCCGTAAAGCCACGCTCAACATAAGGTTGAGTAAAAGGAATAAAGCACATAGCAATAATAATGATAAACAAAATGGTCCAAGCTTCATCCTTCCAGCTATTGTCGCTGGACTTAGCCATAATCTTTTCCCAACCAGCTTCATGGGTAGCAGCCACTTTCATTACTTCTGCTTCTGCCTCTGCTTTAGCTTGAGCAACCTTACCTTTGGCTTTGGTTTGCTCGACCTTTGATTCCATCCAGCTACCAGCTAACGATGCAATAGGCCCAATCAATGCCTGTATCATTGTGTCAACATACCCCCTGCTAGTTTCCTACACTGATATCTAACTGGCTTATGTGATTTCATGTAACGATTAACATCACCAGCCATTTCCAATGCCCTAGCTTTGCATCTGGATTCAGTCTCAAACCACTGCTGTCCTTCCAAGACTACACACTGATCCATGTTTGCTATGAAGCAAGCTGTTACCAATGCTTGCCACATTACTTGTGATCCTTGTGTTCATGCCCCATCCAGATGCCAAACACACCAGTCATCACGCCCATAACTACAGATACAAACGCTGACTGGCTTGCAGTCGGAGCGTCAAGTTCCATGAACCATTCAGCACACCGCCATGACATAACTGTAGATGCAAGCATCATAAAGCGTGGCAGTATCTTCCAAGCTAAGAACTGTTCAACTGTAATCATATGACAAACGCCTTTGCTACACTGACCATTAAGAAAATAAACAAACCAATTGCTATAACAATAACCGATCCAATAAGAACAGCTTGCTTCATTGTTTCTTCAAACTCTCTAGCTTCTTGTATCTGCTTGCGTCTGGCTACAGCTTCCGCTTCCTTGGCCTCTTGGATACGCTTGGCTCTCTCAGCTATGATGCCAGCCCAAGTGCCATGACCAAACCGCATATCAACCATAGTTGCTACTTCTTGTAGATGTTCAGCGGCAATTTTTGCGTCAATGATTTCTTTTGCGACAGTATCAACGCCAAACTGGTCGCCTAACCCGCCGCCGCCAGCTTTTTTATTTCTAGCTTGTTGAACTTGTTTCTCACCCGCGAACAGGTCATCAATCGAACCCGCAATATCACGGATGTCGTTTGCTGTTTGAATATTTGATTTTATGAACTCCACTGATTTTTGAACCAGTGCAATCCCTGTTAGCACTTCCGCTACAACCATCAGATTACCTTTTTATTGGTAGCCCCGATGGACTGCTTGCGTCAGATGACTAGACGAGGGGCGGAGTATAATCCACAGTTTGTATTGGCTACCACGCACCGCCCCTCTATCGTTGGTCT